TCTTCTTTATATTCAAGACCTATACTTCTATATAATGTTTGCAAGGAAACTCTCTTTTGATTTCCTTCTCCCTGTGATAATTGGACTAGATTATTAATATAACTATCCATATCAAACAAAGACATATGATTCCAATCTACATCTGGAATAATTAATGTTTTAACACCATCAACATATTGATAAAAATCATTAATTTGTGCTATTGGAGCAAATATATGATTTCTTAACCAAGATGTCATAAACTGTCTAAACTGCATATACCTTTGACGCAAAACATCTAATGCTACAGATCCAGTAGCATATGTTGTATCTGAACCATCCATAATAACAGATGGTACCATTAAACCAATATATATTTCTTTTATAAGCTGAGTAACATCTCCAGAAGTATCGTAAATGCCACTTCCATAACCTACCCTCTCTACATTAACAGCATCATGAGTAAAGATTTTAAAATCTTTATCATATTGTGCGCTTTCAAATATATTTTTAAAATGTTCTAAGTCTACTGGGGTAGGACGAAAATCTTGATTTCCGATTTTTACAAGCGTTAATGGGTTTACCATATTATCAGCTTGGCTAAATTTACTCTCCCTAAGCTTATCAAATAACATCAAAGCTCTAAAACAAGATACGGGAAGCCCCGTTCCTCTTACCTCATAAGGAGATATTCTTCTAGCTAAATGTTTAACATAAAAATTATTTAATGGTATATTTTCATTCCGTCTAACATGCTCTACAATAGACGGATCAAGCTGCTTTCTCTGCTGTATATCAGAAGCTTGGTTTCCAAATATTACTCTTTTTAAATTCTCATCAGGGCGTAAACTAATTATGGGCTCAGCAGCAATAACACTTCTTTGTACGTTAACATAATCAGGATTTAATACCATTAAACGACTCCATCTTCCTTTGGATTCGTCTAATTCTGAATATACAAACGCTTCTCCTAAAATCCAATATTCCTGCGCAATCATTACGCACATATTCATTAAATCAATTTCCTCCATCATTTGATTGAAAAAATTCTCAATCTTAGATTCAGAACATTTAATATTTAATTTAGCAATAGGATATGTAGAATGTAATGTAATCGCATTATGAACTATAGGGTTTAAAGCGAAAAACGATCTTGACCAAGCATTTATTGTTACCCGATCTCTTGGTAAATTCAAATTTGAATTTAACCATAATGGAGAATATACTTCCGGTACTTGTCGAGTAGTATCATTTCCACCTCTCCAGCCCCCACCACCAGAAGAAGACACCGCAGAATTTGCTGATTTAAATATATTATTACTACCAGCGACAATACCAGCTTGCGTTTGAATCATTTTTATAGGACGATCATCAGAGCCTTGAGATGGATAAAAATTAGAACCTTGCTCACGAAGCTCTCCAGAATCTAATTGCATCTCCATTATAGATCGCCGCTCTTCACTAACAGAACGTGCCATAGAATTGGTTACTACTGGAATGTTACTTATAGATGCGTTTTTTTTTATTAATGACTCAGAACGAGTCATTATAGCTTTGTTACGCTCTATAAGATCTTCCGCTCGCGTTTTGTTAGTGTTTATATCTACCATACATATCCTCTATATCAACCCCTTCCGCTAAATAATCTAGGTACAAAACCTATCACAGCCTGTACAGACTTGGCTTGTTGCGCTGATTCATATTTCATAAATTGTGGCTCTTTAATCTTAAACCCTTGAGTAACATCAAATTTCCACGCAATATATGCATTTAATAACGCCATCAATCCGTCATTTGCTCCTGTGCCTTTTACATATTTCTTTAATGGCTCCCCAGATTTGTCCCGAGTCACCTTTATATCCATACTAGCACAATGTTCAATTAACCAACTAATTCTATAATAATCTTTATATGGAAACTTTATCCTTCCGTCTTTTAACAAACCTAATAATTCTGATATATAATAATCCTTCTCAAATATAATTGTTTTAGGCCATTCATCTTCTGAATATTTTATATGACCAGTTATTCTATGTGATGCTCTTGATGCTAAAAACTTTTCATTGTATGTTCTTTGTAATTTATGAGTTAAATCAAAAGCATCTCCAATATCTCCAACAGCTAAAGATATATTATACCTTCTATACATTTCTTCTACCGTTTGCATCTTAAACTCAGGCTCAACCCTCATTAACCTAGTGGCAAACTCAACATTAAATATAGTTCCATCTATTGTTAAAATTACACCACAGCTGTAAGATCCTTTACCTTTACCACTACCCGTCATTTGCTCAAGAGTGCCTTTTTGTCCCCAGTCGAACCCTGCATATACTTTTTTATTATTTTCTTGACTAATATATTTAGCCATCTTTCTGTTTTTATCAGAACATTTTTCATGTATTTCATTAACAGTAATTGTTCCGCCTTCACCATCATAAAACTCCCCTAATACTTCATTCATATAAATACGTTCAGTATTAATTGGGTTTCTATCCGGTTTGGCTTTATCAATAGTTTCTCTGGTAAAATATGCCCCCTCATGACCAGGAATATATAATTGATTTATATGGTAACCAACAAAATCCGATTTATCAGGATCGTTTAAAGGTATCCATTTGCCACGTTCCTGAGCCTCTAATTTATTCTGTTCATGCTTACAATGTATGCAACGAACTGTTAATCCAAATATCCAAACATCTTCCCATTTAATATCAGGTCTGTATAATGGAAAATATTCTCCACATTTTTCACACCTAAGATGAAAATAATTCTGCGAAGAACTTTGCCACATATTCCAATATGACCCTCCTTTAACTTTAGGAGTTCCAAAATACACCTGTACTCCAGAACCACTAGGCCCATAATGAGATTGTGCTAAAATTTTAGTTACAGCACCAATAGCAATATCATTTATATCCTGTACCTCATCAAAAAAAGCAGCATCTACAGTACGACCTCTGACTCGGTTGCCATCTAAACCAGTGGACTCAATCCAAATCTGATTTCCATACAAAAATTTCTTAAAATGCATATTATTATTACCTGGATTTGTCGTGTCCATTTTCATTTCCATAAATGTTTTTGGCATTCCGTTGGACTTCATGGTTCCAGGTATCTGGCGTGACTGGCCAGTCATATGATCAAATTTATCTTTTGTATATGCAGCGGCTAAAGATAAGGTAGGGAATAAATGCATAATACGCATTGGTGGGCGATCATTTGTACCAAACAGCCCACATCCCAAAAAATAACATTCCAAAGCAGCGGCCATAGTTGTAGCCCCTACCTGCCGTCCTTTTACTAATACAATCGGTTTTGTATTAGGTTCTATAGCTGTTAATGCAATATATCTATAAATATCAGCAAAAGGCTTATAGCCTGTGCCATTTAATTTTAATGGCTTTCCATCTACTCTCAGGTTTTTTTGACAAAAATATACAGGATCTACATTTAATATCCCATCTCTAAATTGTTCAAATAAAGCGGAGAAACCATTATCTCCTAATTTCATAATTCTACTCCTTTAATATTATGCGTATAAATGAGTAGAATTATTACCTGCTACCATTTGGAGATAATAATGTAAATGGATCTTGATTAGGATCTCCATCTCCAATATATGGGGTTTGTAAACCTACGCCCTTACCAAGTTGCATCTCCTGATGCTGCCCAATTGGAAATTTATTAATTAATAATTCATTAATATATTGTAATAAATCTTTATCAGAAAATATATTCTGATCTATTCCATCTCTAGAAAAAGTTTCAACTATACCATGAACAATAGCAGGGAGTTGAATTCCATAATTAGTTTCAATTAAATTATGTATAAACTGTTCTAAAACTGGATGTTGTTGTAATATAGCGGGCTTATCCGCTGCTAGACTTTTTTTTTTGAACACTCTACACAATCATCTGCTGCTGCCTGATCCAAACCCTCTAAAGTAGGAAGCTCAAATAAAACTCCCTTTTCTCCACGGCCTGGGCCACCCGGAGTAGGATCATCATCTGGGAAGAAATCAGATAATTCAATAACATCTCCCCATTCATCTTCTTCTATCTCATCACCCTCATCATCATCTCCCTCAACTCTTTCTATGAAAGGAAAATCAATTATATCAGCATCATTAACATCGCTATTTTGTATGATTTCTTGCGCTAAAGCATCTAAACTATTATCAGAGGCTTCTACTTTTTTTGATAAATAATTACTAAGTCCAGTTCTTTTTTGATAATCAACCACAGCCTCTTCCACAGAACTAAACTTTGGTTTTTGATCGCTCACAATTGAGCTCATCATTTCAAATATAGATGGTTGTCTATTTCTAGCAACCTCTACTGCTGTTTTACCAGAAGCTTCTTTTAGTGCCATTGTCTCAGCAAAACTCTCTAACCAAGTAGAGCAGCTAGTTGGTTCACGACTAATTTCATTAGTTCTGTAAAATGATTTGTTACCTCTCATAATTATCCTCTATAATTTGCATTCCAATCAAAATTATCATTACGTGATATCTGAACCGGTTCGCCTACAGGATAACCACGATCCTGGAACATCGGATAACCCATATCAGCTAACAACTGTGCCAACTCAGCTTGTTCTCTTTTATCTAGACTATATTCTTTAACCTGCTTTTCAAACATATCTTCTATGTCATGTCCAGCAGAAACCATACCATTAATACATACTCTTGCAATACGAGAAATTAATAAAGGTACAGTAATAGTGATGCCGGTAATATTTGTAGTTTTCTGAGCTTCTTTAACAAGACCAGTATTTTCTGCCCAGCTCTTACTCTTCTTAGCATATCTCTTATACTTCTTCTTTTTTACACCATCTAATCTATCAATTAATCTTTCTAAACCTGTCTCAATTTGTTCCCTAGCACGTTCAGCTTGAGCAGAATCAATTTCATTTTTGAAATCAGTACGCATAGCTTTTGTTATTTCTCTATCTAATGCTTCAAAATATGAAATTGCCTTTTCCAAACCAGTAGTATCATATC